CAAGCGTCATCTCCGCAAAGGCAGGGACATTACTACCTGGGAGCCAGTGCATATTTCCAACCGCGTCCTGGGAATGATCGCGGAGGATATCTCGAAGGGTGTCATGCTGGACACCGCGATTGATCGTGCTCTTGATATCACGGAGAAAGATAATCCAGAGCTTGCACCATGGGCTGGCATTCAGCCTTCCGTGCCTTTCGTGCAGGGACCTGTCTGGGGGGTAGCGAAAAGCGATGCCCCCTTTCCAGGATGGCAGCACGACCTAGGGCTCATCGGGAGGTATAAGCAGGAGATTGCCCAGGGTTTCAGTAAGGCTGAGGACGCAGGTTCCGCGATACGCCAGGAAGTGGCGATGGGGAAACTGATGGTCCCGAACCGGGTGATGTATGACCTGATCTCGGAGAAGGTCAGGGAAATCCTCACTGAGGTCATGACCCCGCTCTGGGAGAAAGCATGGAATCTTGGGTACGACTCCGCGAATCAGCTGCTGGGTAAGGGTTCCGGGATTCTCGGGACCACGGACAACCTCCAGGGATTCCTTGACACCGAAGGTGCTCACTGGCTGGATCAGATTGCCCGCACAGGACTGAAAAACGCGAACTCCCGCAGCGAGGTTATCGCGAGGACCGAGATCGCACGGGCAATGAACGCGGGGGTTATCCAGTGCTACCGCGACAACGGGGTGACACATAAGCAATTGGGGATTGCCCCGGATGACCCCTGCAAGATCTGCAAGAGGGTCGCGAGCGAGGGTATTATCCCCCTTGACTCCCCGTTCTCCAGCGGAGGTCTCGGGGGTCCCTGTCACGTGCAGTGCCGCTGTGTTCCTCTCCCTGCGGGAATGGATATCGCTCCTCCTCAGTCTCATCTAGGGAAAAGCGATAAAGAAGATGAGACTCGCGTAGCCTGGCTGCTCATCCGGGCACGAGATGAGGACGGAAAATGGCGGTATCTCCTCCAGCAGCGTCCTGACGGAACCTGGGGAATGCCAGGAGGGGCGACTCACATAGATGAGCCAGGACTTGCCGCAGCTTTCCGGGAGACAGCAGAAGAGATCGGGGAGCTTCCTCCGCTGAGAATCGTACACGATTTCACTCACCTTGAAGAGGACGGAAAGACCGCGTACCTGTATCTCTGCGAGACTTCCATTTTCACCCCGGAGATGAACGGGGGTACCCCGGAGGAAACTCTTTCCACTGGATGGTTTAAGCGCGGCGAAATCTCAGATCTGGACTTGACCCCGAAATTCCGCGATGACTGGGAAAGCAAGAGCAATCCCCCGCACCTCAAGGAAATGCTGAAAGACCAGGTTTCCAAGAGCCTGCAGAACATGGTGAATGAAAACGGGGAGTGGATAGTCCTGGACGACCCGGACAGAATGGGTGCAGGCGGGGGTGCGCGATGGCCTTACCCTCATCACTCGAACGGGGAAGAATACGGGGACGCGGGACCTGGAGGCTATCCAGGAGCAACTCCAGGCGGGAATCCTCCTCACTTCGAGGCGAACAGGATGGACACCCCCCCGCAGACGAGGGTGTATCCCAGGGGACGTGAGGATGAATTCCCCGAGGAAAGAGGAACCCCTCCCGCGAGGAGACGAAAGACTCCCCCTGGCGGTTTCCCCCTCGAAGAAGAGCTGGACGAAGTTAACTCCCCCGGAGTTCAGGACGTGTCCGCGAACACAGGAGTTCCCCCCAGCGGAAAGGGGGTACATCCCGTAGTAGGATCAGTCCCCGCGAGAACCCCGAGACCCATGTCCCCGCATTCGGAGCCCCCTGAAGTCTTTGACCCGGGAGATACTGTCGAGCAATGGTCCCCGGAAGCGGAAAGCGATATCGTTCACGATCTCCCGGGAGCTAAGAAGGGCGTTTCTGATTTTAACGACCCGAACCCTGTTGATGCTGAGCATGTCTATCTGCTGATGGCGAAGAATTTCCCTGCTGAGGCGATTCAGTGGGTGAAACGGGCACACTGGATCGGTCCGGTATGGATTCCCTGGGATAGAGTAGATCAGGATGACCGGGACAAATGGGCAGCTAGTCATCAGCCGGAAAAAGTGAAAGAATTCGAGAACGCCATGAAGGAGCATTCCGGGCATGTTGCCCCGAGTATCCTGGTGCAGGAGCCGAAGTCTCCTAAAGCGTTCATTGTCGATGGTCATCACCGGGCGCTTGCCAGGGAGAACCTGAAGCAGAAGGTTCTGTCGTACGTCGGTAATATTAACCCGAAAGACCGCATGGCTGCCCTGGAAACTCACACAAAGCAAATACATCAAGGTAGCGACCCCGGGAATCGTTAAGCGAGGAATGTGAAATTGCCTTTCCTTGCGTGGCGTCCTAATTATGTTCCCGACCCTCCTGACCCTCCCCCGGAAGAGGTTGCAATGGCTGTCAAGACCCTGAGCGTTTCCGCTGCCATCACCCAGAACCCTGCTGGTGCTCCCAGTCCGCAGGCAATCATGGCAGCAGTAACACAGGCTCTCTCCGACCCGGTGTTTGCCACAGTCTCCCCGTGGACAGCGGTTATCACTGTCACGACCAGCTAACATGGGCAAGGTCAGCAAGGAGAGCGTCAGCTACCGTCCTGCTGACAGCGCTAAACATTGCGGGAACTGCGAGATGCTCCGCCTGAACCCTCCGGATTTCGAGACGCATTCATGTACTCTGGTGCAGGGGATTATCAGCCCTGAGGCTGTCTGTGACCGCTGGACAGCTATCGTGAACAAGTCAGAGCAGACTCCCGCATTGTCCAGTACTCATAATCCCCTGGGTTCTCAGGGATTGTGGCATACCCCGGACAGTCACACCACGGAGAGGCAGCAGCTTCCAGCGTACATCCAGAATATTGCGCATGCTCTTATCCGCAACGGAATGGAAGAGGGGCAGGCTATCGCTACCGCGATCAATGCCACTCGCAGATGGGCAAGCGGGAAAGGGAACGTTCACCCTGAGGTGATCGAAGCCTCCAGGAAAGCTCTCGCTGAATGGGAGCGACTGAAAGCAACGCACGAGTAGTAGTTGCTAAGGAAATTTAAATAGTATATAATCCCACCAGGGGTATTTTTGTGTTATTCCCGGTGGATCGCATCCTTTGCCCGTTCTTGTACGGGCTTTTTTTATGCCCGACAAGGAGTCGTATGGCTACTATGCTAGCTGCCCCACCCGAGACTGCACAGGATCTCATCCACATCTCCATCCCGATCCTCAAATGGGAACAGGATGAGGATGGCGACCTGGTTATCAAAGGGATCGCGACAGACGGGACTGTTGATTCTGATGACCAGATCGTAGATCCGGTCTGGAGCGCCAAGGCTCTCGGAGAATGGCTTGCCACTGGCGGTAACGTGCGGATGTCCCACGATGCGCACCGCCCCATTGGCAAGGGTCTTAAAGTCGAGATCAACAAGGACGGCACGGACAAGCACTGGCTGACCGCTGTCATTGTTGACCCGCTCGCGCAGAAGCTGATCAAAAAGGGTGTCCTCCAGGCTTATTCTGTGGGAATCTCCCGCCCGGTGATCAAGCATGACCCGAGGGTCCGCAATGGAAGAATCTGCGGCGGGGATTTCGCGGAAGTATCCGTGGTCGATCGACCCAGCAACAAGTCTTCCTACCTGGATATCGCTAAGTCCGCTGGCAGCTCTTGTGAATTCGTTCAGGAGATGCATGCAACTGACGAGATCATCGCTAAGTTCTCCAGGGAAGATCTGATCACGAAAGATGACAGTATTCCTTTCGCGGATGACATGAGTTTCACTTTCACCCCGAATGACCTCGCGAAGATCCTCAAGTCGAAGATCATCGAGGAACACTACGACGAGCTTGCCGCAAAAGCCTTGTACGAGGCAGAAGAGGCAGTGTACAAGCGCAATGTCAGTACTGCGGAGCGCAGAAGTCTTGCGTCTGAGGGTAACGCGCTCTCTGACGGAAGTTACCCGATCGCGAACAGCGGAGACCTGCACAACGCCGCGCATCTCGCAGAAACAGGACACGGCAATGCCGAAGGTGCCAAGCGCCTTATTGCCAGAAGGGCACAGGAACTTGGTGTGGCTAATCCACTTAACAATGACTCCTCCGAGGACTCGGGGAAAGGAATCACCAGTGTGGTCGATGAGACTGCTACTCCGGAAGTCCTCAAGGACGATATGACCGGTATGGGTATGGGCGCAAGCAAGGATCTTGACTCCGCGATGCTCAAAGAAGACGGGGAAGACGACGCTGTTGTCGATAGCTCCTCCGGTGAGGAGAAGGCTGCCAAGAAGCCCAAGGGCAAGAAGATGCCTCCATGGCTGAATGGGGACGATGAGAAGAAGCCTGAGGGTGACGACGACGATTCCTGCAAGATGGATCACGTCCACTCCGAGAAGTGCTCTGGCACTCCCCAGTCTGTAACCGGAGTTGACGCTCCCGCGATGGACGAGATCCCTAACACCGGACCAGCTCTTGAGACTCCTGCTCCCGCAGGGATTCGTACCGCTGACCTGAAGACTGTCGGGGGTTCCCCTGAGACCGCTGCGCTGATGCGGTTTAAGGCTATCGGGGTTGACACTGACCTGGGCAAGTTGCATGACTTGACCTGCCCCGCGTATTCTCCCGAAGAGGTTGCCAAGTATCACCCGTACGCGGACCTGTCCTCGGTGATTAACCTGGACGTGTGGCAGCGTAAGGCTGTTGACGCGGCTTGCGGTCCGCTTGAGACCGCGATGGAGCTGACCAAGGCGTGGAGTGCAGCGCAGATCCTCAAGTCTGCGGATGCTGCGGAGCTGAATGATTACCGTCTCGACATGCATAAGGCATTCCGGGACGCTAACCCTGGTCCCACGTCCTATCCCTCTCCTGGGAGCATTACCCCGAATGGCTACAACCGCGCGCTTATCACCGCTGGACACGAAGCCAGTTCCCCGGGGCATGACGGACCTAACTCCTCCCCGGATGTTGCGACCGGTCCCCCGAATGCGTCTCACTTTGACCGTCCCCCGCTGGCATCAGGACAGCAGACTCCCTCCCCCTCGTTCATGAAAGGCGGGGCTGAATACCCCACGGAGCAGGGTGTCCCCACGCGTATTGATTACGCTCACGTGGAGCGCGAGAAGGCGCGTCAGGCGCTGTCCCTGATGCACGATAACGTTTCCCGGATGTTCCCTCCGCTGTGCCCGATGATGCCAAACGTTGCGCAGCCCGAAACCCGCCCGGTTCCCCCTGCGGCTGGTCTGGGCAAGCAGGTTGAGCCTGCCGAGACTGCTGCGGTTGTCTCCAAGGCTGGCGAAGCTCCTGAGGTTTCTCCTGAGTTCCTCGCTCTCGCAGAGAAGGGAATGAAGAAGAAGCTGGGCAAGAAGGTGCTCGCGGGCAAGATGACTGTTGACGAGGCTCGCACCAAGCTGGGTCGCAAGGTGACTCAGAAGGCACTGGAGATGCAGCAGGCGGAGCTTATCAAGACGCAGTTCCAGAAGGGTGCGATCACTCGTGACGAGGCTCTCAAGGCTCTCGGGTTCGAGATCGAAACCCCTGCGATCCCCGTGGAAAAGGCTATTGAGGCTCCTGAAATCGTTAAGGCTGCAATCCCGGAGCTTTCCCCTGACATTATCAAGTCTGCCATCGCGGAGGCCATCGCCCCGCTCGTAGCGCAGATCAATAAGCAGCAGGAGACTATCACTGAGCAGGAAGCCCGGTGGGAGGCTGCCGCTAACGCTGCTGACCCCAAGACTACTTCGTGGGCAGGTCTTGCCATGAAGTCGGCACAGCCGGTGGCTGTGACCAAGCAAGCTGAGATTGCGGAGCATACTCAGCAGATGATTAACCGCCAGCTGTCTCACATCTGGCGTACGAGTGAAAACCCGTACGAGCGCGAAGCAGCTCGTAACGAGCTGGACAAGCGCGGCGGAATTGCTGAGTAAAAAACTTTTAGCTCCAAAGGAGAATCGTATGGCTGACATTCTTACAGCCGATGAGGTTACCGCCCCCGGAATGGGCGGCTCCTCTGCTGGCAGTGCCAGCGCTTTCGGTGAGCGCGTAGCTCGCCGGTCCGACTATGAGGGTACTATGACCACCCTCACCAAGTCCCTTGTCAAGGGTGTCGGGCATATCACCAATGACGGGCGTCCCCTCAACGAGGGAGCGCACAGCACCCAGATCCTGTCCAAGTCGCATCAGGCGATCCTGGACACCCGGGCTGCTGCTTTCGACGGTCGGTGGAATTCCGCTGACACCGCAGCACGGATTAACCCGGAGCTGTGGAAGCAGGCACCCCAGCGGTACCAGGGCATGGGGATGCAGCTGAGGAATGACGCGGAAGTCCGCAAGTCTCAGGACATCGCCCTTGGCAAGTCTTTCACTGCAGGGAACCTGGGGCTTAACGGGGCTCCCTACGGGCTGGTGCCTTTTGACCTGCTCGCACCATCTCGTCTTATCTACCCGGTATATACCCTGTTTAGGAACAAATTCCCTCGTCCTGCTGGTCAGGGCGCATCCCGTCAGGTTTACGGGCTGCTCGGGGTTAGCGGTTCCCAGACCGGGGGTCAGGGTGTCATTGACATCTCCATTCCTGAGCTTGTCCAGTCAGGAGGTACCCTTGCGGGTACCCAGTGGCCGCTGAACCTCCCAGGGAGTGGCAAGCAGACTGAATTCAAGCTCAATGTTCCTTACCGTTTCTTCGGGCTTACTGAGTCGCTTTCGTGGCTCGCTCAGTTCGAAGGTCAGGGATTTGAGGACATTTCCGCGCTGGCGAACCTGGTTTTGCTACAGGAAATGATGCTGGGTGAGGAATACCAGATGATTGCTGGTTCCTCACAGGCTCTCGCAAAGCCTGCTGCCGTTACCCTGGTTGCCCGTACTGCTGGCTCTAACGAGACCGCAGTCACCACAACTGGTACTGCGAGGGTTTCTGTTACCGCGCTGAACTACTTCGGGGAGACCGCAGCCAGCACCGCCGCGACTGTTACCACCGTCGCCGGGCAGGTCATTGACGTGACCATTGTCCCGGTTGCAGGTGCTCAGCAGTACAACATCTACTACGCGGGGAACTCTGCCACTATTTTCCTGATGGCAGGCACCACGGTTCAGGCTGGGGTTACCACCAGCGGAGCGCAGACTGCGAATGCTGTCGGAGGTACCCGGTTCACCATTCAGGGTGCTGACCCCACGGCTGCTAACGGATCTGCTCCTTCTGCTGATACTGGCACCGGCTCCGGAAACCGGATGGAGGGGCTTATCCCCACTCTCACCGGACTTTCCTCCACTGGCACCGGTCCTTACTCGAACGTCGGGTTCGGTAGCGGTAACATCTGGAAGGGCGGGTACATTAACCAGAGCGTCGGGACCCACCTGAGCACTAATGCAATTTTCACCGCATTGGACGCTCTCTGGGAGAATAATGGCATGAACAATGTCACCCCCGGGGTTTTCAAGGCTGATCCTTCTGAGATCGTTGCCGATGGCGGCGACCTGATGAGGCTCGCGAATGACATGCTCAACCAGGGTAGCGCTCTTAACTACCTGCTGAACATCGACCAGTCGCAGATTGGCGGAATTCGCGCTGGTGCTGCGGTTGCCGAGTTTGTCAACCCGGTTACCCGGAGCACTGTCAAGCTGACTGTCCACCCGTGGATGAGCCAGGGTACTGCGCTGCTGATGAGCTACCAGCTCCCGCAGACGTGGAGCCACGTTGATAACGCCTGGGAAATGACCTGCGTTCAGGATTACGTATCTGTCGCATGGCCTGTCATTGACGCTTCCTTCCGCTACTCCATTTTCCTGCTCGGGACTCTCGTTGCGCATGCTCCCATGTACAGCGGTATTCTCCAGGGACTCCAGGTTAGCGACGTTTCGCCTTTCAGCTAGAAACCATTCAGGTTCCCTG